GCAGCAGCGGCCTTGGTGGCCTGGTAGGAAGCGGAGGCGAGGGGGGGCACGGTCTTGAAGGCGTCGCGGAAGGCGTTGAGGGTCTGGGTAAGCTGGGGCTTCATGGAGAGGTCCTCGGTGAGGGTGGAGGTGTGGGTCGTGGTGGTGATGAGGTAGTTCACTGGGTGGCCTGCTTGGTGAGCTTGTTGTAGAGGAGGATGAGGTTCGGGATCTGATCGATGAGGGCGATGTACTCGTCGGGGGTGTAGTCGAGGGAGAGGTCGATGTTGACGATGTCGTTGAGGCCGGTGGCGGAGGGGGGCAGGTTGGCCTTGAAGGAGAGCTTCATGGGTGAGTGTCCTAGTGAGTGAGGAGAAGAACATAGGTGATAGGTCTGTCACCGAGCGTAGCGAGGTGATCCGGAGAAGGTTCCAGAGGGCGATTTGGCCTGGGAGAGCGAGAGTCCGGAAGAGCGAAATGGGGTTGACGGGCGTTGAGGGTCGGGTCCCATAGGTAGGACCCCCCAACTAAGTCACTAAGCCACTTTGCGAAAGCCAACTCGCCTCCCCGCTCGAAGTGACTCGGTGACCAGGGCACCCCCAAAAATTTTGCAAAAAATTCTTGTGGAAGCCCCTTATTTCGGCCGGCACGCTGCCCAGTAACTCAGTGACCCAGTGACGAAGGATGAACCTCATCCCGCTGCTCCGAACCGCGTTGACCGCTGCCGCCAAGGCCGCGGCGACGTCGCCATACCGCAACGAGTGGGCCCGGATCGCCGTCCCGCTCGGGCTGGCCGTGCTGGCTGGGGCCTGGTACCTCGCGTGAATACGGCCGAGGAGACAGCCTGGCGGTACGTGATGGAGTGGGTCGGCTACCTGGTAGCCGCCGTCGTTGGCCTCGTCGCCTGGATCATCAAGGACGCGTACCTCGACCGGCTGAAGGACTTCGAGAAACACGTCGACGCCCGATTCACGACGCTCGGCACCCGGATGGACGCGCTCGAGAAGCTGGCCACCGCCGGCGTGACCCACGCCGAGCTGACCAGCGGCCTCAAGGAGCTGCGCGAGGAGCTGCGCGAGACCCGGGTTGAGCTGACCGGTAGCGTGCAGCAGTTGATGGCGCAGATCGTCGAGTTGCTGCAGAAGCCGCGGCCATGACTCGCCCGATCCCCAGGCCGAAGGCGCCGCCGGCGCGGACGATCCGGGTTACAGGCAGCCCGGGAGCCCAGGGCGTACAAGGCGAACGTGGGCCGCCTGGCGCCGACGGGGCGCCTGGCGCCGCTGGAGCGGCCGGGCCGCAGGGCCCACAGGGGCCGCAGGGGCCACAGGGCCCGCCCGGGAGTAGCAACGGTTACATGCCAGGAGGCTGGTAGATGAGCATGACAGACGCGGCAGAGCAGGCCCTTCTCGACCTGCTTTTCCTGAACATCGACTGGGAGAACATTGGCGACGCGGCGGGGCTGCAGAACTCGGCGACCGCCGGGAGCTTCTACATCACCCTGCACGACGGAGACCCCGGCGAGGGCGGCACGCAGGCCACCAACGAGTGCGCCTATGGCGGCTACGCGCGGGTGGCCGTAACGCGGAGTTCGGGTGGGTTCACGCGGGTAGGCAGTACGGTCAGCAACACGGCGCTGGTGCAGTTCCCGCAGGCCGTGTCCGGGTCCGCTACGGCGTCCCATTTCGGGATTGGCACGAGCGCGAGCGGGCCCGGCAACCTGATTCTCAGGGGCGCCCTCACGTCGTCCCTGGCGATCTCGACGGGTATCCAGCCGCAGTTCGCCGCGGGCGCCATGACGGCGACGATGAACTGATGGGCTTTCGTAACGTCGGGGCCCTGGCGCGGTGTTACGAGAGGGGGCAGACGCACTTCTGCTCGCTCCGTAAGGTGCCGTCCCAGGCCTCGACGGCCGGACACTGGGTCGATCTGTCAATGGCCGCCGGGAACCCCAAGCCGCAGTACTACGCCTCGGCGCCGCTGGCGCGCGCGGTGCTGGACGGCTTCGACGGCATCTTCCATGGTGCCGCGAAGGCCCCGGCCACCAAGCATCTGGTGCGGCTCGGCCTGATGACCCCAACGCCGGCGCTGGTGGGGGCGTACCACCTGCTTGACTACGTTGCGTTCTACCCGTTCGTGGACGGTGACAGCCTGGACGAACAGGCGATGGACAACACCATCCCGCTGCCCCGCTACACCAACGGCGATGGACTGATGGTCATGGCTGTGGCCTCGGCCCCGACGACTGGCGGTGGCGCGTTCACCTTTACGTACGTCAACCAGGCGGGACTGACGCGGACGTCGCCGGTTATCGCCTGCAACGTGGCGGCCACCAACATCGCGACGTTGGCGACCAGTGAGCAGGCCACGGCGGCGGGCGGGCAGCACTTTCTCCCCCTTACCGGCGGCTGCCGCGGGGTTCGCCAGATCACTTCGGTGACGTTCAGCGCCCCGTCTGGCGGACTGCTGGCCTTCGTGCTGGTCAAGCCCATCGCGTCGCTGGCGGTGCGCGAGATCAACACTCCCGCCGAGCGGGAGTTCCTGACACAAGTCCCAGGAACCCCGACCATTGAGGACGGTGCCTATCTTGGACTGATCGCCAACTGCGCCGGCTCGGTCGCGGCGGGCAGTGTGGCCGGCTACTGCGACTTCGCATGGAGCGAGTGACATGGGCTTTACCAGCCAGGACGACCTGATTGCTCAGCTAACGGCCGGCAAGTATCGCCGGATCGACGCATCGAAGATCATTTCTCCCGCGCACACGGCGGGCGGATGGCACCTGCTTACGACGATGGCGGGTTACCCGAATGCGTCCACTTTTCCTTCCGCGCAGGATCTGGTGTTCCAGTCTTGCTCGGAGACTGGTGGCGACGGAGCCTCGGCCACCATCCTTGGGATGCAGCACGGTGGCCCCCCCGGCGGCTCGGCGACGAAGCACCTGTTGTCCATGGGTGCCAACATCGTGGCGGCAGCGGGCGCCCCGTGGCAGTTGAAGCTGGTTGACCTCCAGGGTTACTACCGGATGTCGACCACCAACGTGACCGGCACGGGTTCGCGGACGTGCATCAACTCCAACACGTTCACGGCGTCGTCCAGTTCCGGCCTCTTGCTGACGTACACCAACGACTTCAACACCTTCACGAAGGTCCGGTTCACGAACTCGGGCGGCGCGTTGCCGACGGGGCTTTCGATCAACACGGACTATTGGCTGGTGCGGGCGTCCGCTACTACGGCGCGGGTGGCAACCTCGTTTGCGAACGCGCTGGCCGGCACGACGATTGCGTACACAGACGCCGGCACGGGCACCCACACGCTGATCTGCCAGACCCCGCGTTCCAACAACGGCGTTGGCGTGCAGGCGTGCTTTGTTTCCCAGACCCAGCCGACGGCGGGCGGCCCAAACTTGTCGGCGTCAAATTACGACCAGGCCGGCATCTTCACCGGCACGGGCGGGCGCGTATTCCAGGGATCGCCGACGATGGGCGCCACGGCGGATGCTTACAGCTCCCGCGTGTTGCACTCGGGCAACGCTGCTGGCCGCTTCGGGCCGTTCCTTCCGCTTCAGGGCGGCGACCAGGGCGTGGCGCGGGTTAATTCGTTCACGTGGTCCGGCGGTACGGCCTACACGGGCTCTGGTGTGGTGGGCCTGTGCCTCGTCAAGCCATTGGCCGACATTGCCGTACCCGTCTCGGGTATGTGGTCCGAGCGCGATCTGGTGAACCAGCTCCCATCGTTGCCGCAGATCGAGGACGGCGCGTGCCTTGCGTGGATGCTGTTCAGTGGTGGCGCGACTTCAAACAACACCCCCGTGAACACTTACTTCGACGTGGGCTGGGGCCCTTAAATGCTCGTTGGCTCTGGCGTTCGCCTATCGGCGTCCAACCCCATGCGGCAGTTCGGGGCGCAGGCGGCCGGGTCGGCAGAGCGCGCTGCGTGGAGCCTGAGCCGCCGGTCTGGGTTGGCCGCGTTCGCCCGGCAAGCCGGGCTGCCTTACGGCGTCCGGCATCCAGCCGCGTGGGCGCTGCCGCGGGTTGGCGGGGCCCTGGTGGCGCGCAACGAAATGGTTGTTACCACATCTACCGGCACGCTCCTCATGGCCAGCGGCCGGAACATCGATGGCGCGGTAACGATTTCGCTCACAGTCCCTGGCGCGGCGCTGCAGCTCATCGTCAGCGCCGCTGGCTCGACCACGATCACCATTACTGCGTCGGCCGGCCTTGTGGGTTCGTTGGCGGCAGTGGGGGCCGCCCCGATCACGGTTACGGTCCCGACCGCTACGCTTGGGGCGCTGGCTGACATGGCGGCTTCGTCGGGGGTCACGCTTTCGGCCGCGGCCGGCATTCGCGCCATCGGGCACATGGCGGGCGACATCTCCCCGTTCACCGCTCTTTCGCCGGAAAACCTCGCCGCCGCGGTCTGGAATGCCGCTGCCGCGGGGGCCAATGCTCCTGGCACGATGGGCGAAAAGCTCAATGACGCCGGGTCCGGTACGAACCCGTGGACAGAGGTGATCGAGCCCGGGTTCACTGCGGCAGAGGTCCTCCGGCTTCTCGCCGCCGTAGCCGCCGGCAAGACCGACATCGTCGACCTCGGCGGCGGCAACGCCACCGTGAAGTTCCGTAACCTCGGCGACACCAAGGACCGCGTCGTGGCCACGATGGCCGGTAGCGAGCGGGCTACAGTCACGCGGGACCTCACATGATCCCGAGCTGGCGCAGCACGGAGTTCTGGAGCAGCGCGTTCGTCCAGGTGACCGGCGCTGTGGCGCTCTTCATGCGGATCGTCGACGGCGGGACCTACGTGGCGCTCAGCACCCTGGCCCTGTCGATCTACGTCGGCGGCCGGACGATCCAGAAACGGCAGCCCCAGCCTGACCCCGAGTAAGGTCCGCCCAACCTACCCGACAGGACGACTCCCATGCCCTTGCGTCTCAACGCCACGCTCCGCAACAACATCGCTGCGGCGATCGTCAGCTTCGCCGGGCCGAATGCCATCCTGCGGATCTACTCGGGCACGCAGCCGGTGGTCGGCGGCGCGGCCCACACCGAGACGCTCCTGGCGGAGCTGACCTGCAATGCTTCAGCCTTCGGCGGTGCGGGCTTGAATGGCACCGCCACCATCAACGCCATCACCCAGGACAGCAACGCGAACGCCACCGGCGTTGCGACGTGGTTCCGGCTGTTCCAGTCGAACGGCACGACCTGGGTGGCGGACGGCAGCGTGAGCGACCCGGCTGGCGCCGGCGACATCAAGCTGTCCACGACCTCGATCCAGCTCGGCGGCACCGTCTCCCTGAACGGCACCAACCAGATCGTCGTCGGGAACCCGTAACATGAGCGCGCCCGGCTCGTCCTTCCTGATCTACCAGGGCCAGGCGCAGCCGCCCGTCCGCCTCTCGGCCATCCGCGGCGACCGCCCCGTCGGCGGCACGTACCGGCTGTCCATCTCCGAGGCCCTGGGCGAAGAGACGCTGACGGTGCAGTACTCGGTCGACCAGGTCACTTGGTCACCGGTCGACAACTACGCGCTGCTGCCGAGCGAGGACGTCTGGCTCCGGGTCGACCCCGCGACCATCGGCGACTACCTCGGCAACCTGCAGATCATCTACCTGACGCGGCAGCTCCCGCCGTCGCTCTTCCGGTACTCGTTCCGGGTCGCCGGCGTCATCCTGCCCCCGCCCCCGCCCGTGGTTGGCCCCGAGCCGCCCGGCGTGGTGTCGGGCTTCTCGACGGTCGTCAACCAGTACGATGCGGTCGAGATCGCCTGGGCCGCCCCGACGACCGTAGCCGGCAAGCCGGTCATCGGCTACACCGTGTTCCGCGACGGCGCCCCGTTCGGCGCGTCCAGCACGACGAGCTTCGTCGACCTCTTCGTGGACCCCGAGCGGACCTACAGCTACCAGGTCCGGGCCTACAACAGCGACGGCGACGGCCCGCTGAGTGCGGCTTACAACGTCACTACGCCACAGGTCGACGACGTCCCTCCGCCTCCGCCTCCGCCGCCTCCGCCGCCGCCTCCGCCGATCAACATCACCGGGTCACTGCGCCTTGGCCTCGGTGACGTGGGCGTCGAGCTCAGTGGCCAGGTGATTGCGGCCCCGCCGCCGCCCGTCACCGGCGAGATCGACTTCGTGCTCGACCCGCTTGGCATCAACCTGGCGGGCTCGTTCGTGCTCGTCAGCGGCGACCAGCCGCCCGTCTGGACGGCGTTCCCGGCCGAGTTCGTCGTGCCGCTGGGCTCGACCTTCACCCTCGACCTGAACGACTACTGCGACGACCCCGAGGGCAACCCGCTCACGTACACCGAGGCGTTCTCGAACCTCGGCCCGCAGTTCGAGCGGACGGGCAGCATCATCTCGGGCGTGGCCGCGACGCCGGGGGTCTACGAGGCCGACTTCAACGCCTCGGACGAGGTCGCGGCGAACCAGGCCCCTGTCTGGACGCCGTTCCCGCCCATCGTCGCCGAGGTTGGCGACGCGTTCACGCTCGACCTGACCGACTACGCCTCGGACCCGGAAGACGACCCGCTGACCTTCGCGGTCGCGACCGGCGCCGTGGCGCCCGGCATTACCCGCACGGGCAAGGACCTCGCCGGCACCTTCACGACGGCTGGCACCTACACGGTCACCTTCTCCGCCGACGACGGGGTCGCGCCTGGTGTTGACCCGACGCTGCGGATCACGACCGTGTCGCTCCCGGCCGCGACGGCCGGACAGCCCTACACTGCCTCGCTGGCGGCAACGGGCGGAGCCGCCGGCGCCAAGTTCTGGGGCGTCATGTCCCAGGACGCAGGGCTCGGCCTGTTCTTCGCTGACTACGCAGCCATCACCGGCGGCACGCTGACCGGCACGCCGCTCACGCCGGGCACGTACTCGATCACCATCACCGTTGGCGACAGCGGCGGCGAGTGGGTGGCCAAGACGTTCTCGGTCGTCGTCCAGCAGCCCGCCGTTGGCGGCGCGGAGTTCGCCAGCATCGCGACGGCCGTCGGCGGGCTCTTCGCCACCGACTGGGAGAAGGTGTACATCAACGCGGCGGAGGTGCCGACCCGGGCGATCACCGACAAGGCCCGGCTGCTTCAGGACTCCCGCGGCAACTCAGGCGGCGGCATCACCGGTACGGTCGGCGCTGACTCCATCGACTGGGTAGACTCGCCGGTCGAGCCCGGGAAGAAGGCCGCGCGGTTCCGGCGCCGGTGGAACGCCGGCTACAACGAGGCCGGCTACCAGCAGTTCGTCAACGGCGTCAATTCGACCGAGGTCAAGCGCGTCTACATCCGCGGCCGGTACTACTACCCGAAGGAGACGCTGGGCTACCGCCATAGCAACGGCAACGGCGGCTTCAAGCTCTTCACGCTCGGGACGCTCGACCCGGCGCAGATTGCGATCCAGCACTACCGCACGAGCGGCTTTGCGTCGGTGTTCATCCGGGGCAGCCCGGCGCTCGAGGATGAGATCGGGGCGGTCTTCACGAACAGCCCCTGGGGCAGCGGCTTCCAGGCCCCGCACCTGGCGTTCGCGGTCCAGGGCAACGTGCCCAATTTCGACACCGGCACGACTGCCGAGCGCCAGGCGAAGTGGCTCGAGAACTTCGGCCAGCTCGGCCGGATCGGCAACCTGGACAACTCGTACGTCAATCCGCTGGTGAACCTCGAGCAGTGCTACATGTTCAACCGGGTCCACCCGGGCGGACGCGGGTGGCCGGACTCGGCGGCGGCGAAGAACGCCGTGCCGATTGGCGCGGACCGCCCGTGGGTCTGGGAGATCTTCGCGGAGTACAACGAGGCCGACCCATCGAAGAGCTCGTTCATGATGTGGGAGGCGCTGGAAGGCGACGCCCCGAAGCTCACTCGCGATGCGCGCGGCATTACGCCGTTCGGCTCGAGCAGCAACCACTGGTTCGAGATGGAGGCCATGTACCACTCGACCGGCGCGGGTGACGAGCCCGGCCGGCCCGACATGTACTGGTACGTCCTCGACTGGGTCACCAGCACCAAGCCCATTCCGTTCCCGGGTGGCTACGCCATCCCGAACGCGCCGGAGCCGTAATCGATGGCCTCGACCAACAGCTTCACGCTGACCTTCACGATCACCGACCCGCCTCCGCCACCGCCGAGCTACACGCCGCTGGGGGACTCAGCCCTGGCGGTGGCCGTTGCCGCGCTTGCAGCCGGCGCCAGCGCGTCCTTCACACTCGACGCCTCGTGGAACTGGACTGGCTCGTGGTTCACCAACACCATCGGCCGCTGGCTGTGGGGGCCGCACAAGGCCTACTTCCTCGGCAAGTCGTCCGGCACCGGCGGCAACTGGCGCCTCATCGTCTACGACGAGGAGACGAACAGCTTCACGTCGCCGTTCAACAACGTCGGCGGCCTGAACACCGATTCGGACAACGGCGACTTCATGCGCGCCTTCGCCGCGCTCGACTTCGAGGACGATGCACTCTACGCGGTGCCTTACCGCGGCGAGCGCGCCGGCATCTGGAACCCGGACACCGCCACCTGGGACAACACCGGCGTGTACACCACCGGCGACGGCGCCGGGCCGTGGGGCCTCGAGTGGCACCCGAACCTCTTCGGCGCCGGCGACGGCGGCCTCGTGCTGCAGCGGGCGACCACGGTCTTTGCCTGGCGCAAGTCGACCGGCGTGTGGTCGCAGATCGGCACCCTGACCTCGATCCCGACGACCAACTCCCGTCACCAGATCGGCGTCTACTGCGAGCTGCTCGACAAGGTCGTGTTCTCGCACGGCCACGAGGGCGACTACCTGGCCGGCGGGCGCCCGTGGTGGCTCATCAACCCCGGCGCCACGCCGACGGTGACCCGCGGTACCGGGGACCTTCCGCTCTTCGTGTCCTGCTTCCCTTCGGCGAGCGATGGCATCTCGCGGCGCAACGCCATGCTGGCTACTCCGGCCGGCAGTGTGGCCATCTTCGAGTGTACGAACGCCGCCAACCCGCAGCGCGTCTGGAGACTCAACACCTCGACGCTGGAGTGGGAGCTGCAGGCCTTCGAGCATCCGTTCCGGTTCAGCGACGCGCTGAAGGAGTACGGCACCCCGATGTTCGTGCCCGACTACGGCGCGTACTGGCGGCTCTGCCCGACGGCCACGAACAACCCTGGCCAGCCGAACAGCCTTATCTGGAAGCCCCCGTCCGGCTTCTGATGGAGTAGCCCCGAATGCCCTCTTCCCTGAGCCCCAATCGCCTGCGGATCCGTGTGCCCGCGGCAGTCGTGCCGCCCGTCGGCCCCGGCTCCCCGCCGCCCTGGATCGCCCAGGCCATCGCCGCCGGCTGGCAGGTCGGCACCTGGGCGCGCATCAGCGGCGCCACGCCGGGCTTCGGCCTCTCGGCCACCAACGTCATGCGCGACGTGAAGACGGTCAACCCGACCGACGTCAACTTCCAGCGGTCGCTCTCGTCGTGGAACGGCGGCGCTCGCGCCCCCGCTCTCGGCGCGTACCAGTCCATGCTGGTCGGCCTCGGTGGCGCCCACTCCAGGTCCGGCAGTGGCTACGAAGGCAACGACCTCTTCCGGTTCGACCTCGGCACCCGTGCCTGGACGCAGTTGCGCCCCGCCACGGCCAACTACAACGCGCTCACCGGCAACTCTTTCGGGGAGTTCCCTGACGGCTCGCCGCTGCCGACGCATACCTACTTCCAGCTCGCTTGCACCGGCCCTCTGCCGGGCTTCCCCAACGGCCTGCTCATCTCGCCGCGCGCGGTGTCCAACTACGACGACAGCACGGTCGCCGTCGCCACGCGGTACCCGCACTGGCTCGACCTGGCGAACCCCACTGCTCCCTGGGTGCGCGGGGACCCCATCGTCGGCGCCGACACGCGGAACGCGTGGCAGTACTCGCCGTCCGGGTTCTGGGACGCCGTCCGTGGGCACTACGTCTTCCTAGCGGTGACCCGGGCCCAGACTGCGAACATCGTCGCGACGCTCAACCCGCTGGCCTCCCCTGGCGGGCAGTGGACGAACCGGCCGCCTGGCGCCGGCGCGGCGCACTTCTGGTCGGGCAACGGCATCGCCCAGTCGATCGTTCACGACCCGATCCGCGACATCGTCATCTTCTTCGACTACCGCTATACCGACACCATCCGGTACCTCAAGCCCGCGGACCTTTCGCAGTACCGCCTGTCGACGTCCACCGCCTGGCTGATCTCCGAGACCGGCACTCCGCCGACGCGCAAGGTCGAAGGCGCTGGCGTCGACTGGTCGCCGGCCCTTGGCGCCGTCCTGTACTGGCCTGGCGCTGCGGAGGCCAACGTCTTCCGCCTCGCGTACGCCAGTGGCGCGCAGGGGGCGATCGGCGTTGATGGCAACCTCACCTACAACTGGACCAACATCACGGCGCCGTCCAATACGCTGCAGCCGCAGAGCCAGGTCGAGAACCCTGACCAGGTGTTCAACCGCTTCCAGGTCTTCTCCTACTCTGGCGGAGTGGAGATCGCTATCGCCGTCAACACTGTCGACGGCTCGGTCGACGCTTTCCTCGTCTCCGCCGGCGCTTAATCCACTTCCACCAACCACAAGGTCACTGAATGACTGAGCCACAGAACGCCCTGGACGCCGGCCTCACCCTGGCCGAGCTCGTTGACGCCCTCCCCTCCGGGGATGGCACCTCCGTGACGGGGGTCCAGGTGTCCGAGAACCTGATCCTCCTGGTCGTCAACGGCACCCTGGCCCACCCGATCATGCAGCGCGTGCTCGAGTTCGTGAGCGGGCTCTACCAGGAGTCCCACACGGCAGCCCCCGGGCAGGTCGGCGTAGCCTCGGTAAATGGATCTGAAGCCAGCGCTTGAAGGCCTGACCGACCGCCAGCGTCTCTACGTCGAACAGCGCCTCTCCGGCAAGTCCGCCGCTGCCGCCGCCGCGATCGCCGGCTACGCCAGCGGCGCCCAGGTCGAGCGGAACCCGGACATCCAGGCCGCGCTCAACTCCGGTAGGGCCATCTCCGCGCGCGCCGTCGGGTTCACGCGCGAAGAGGCCCACGACATGCTGATGCAGGCGTACCGGAACGCCGAGAGCGCCAGCGAACAGGTGATGGCGGTCCGCGAGCTCGTGAAACTTCACGGCATCGCGGAGCCCATCAAGCACGAGCACACCCACAAGCACGAACTACGGGCCCTATCCGATGACGAACTCCTCCGACTCGCCGGCGGACGCGCCGTCTTCCAGCTCCCGCCGGCCCTCTACCCGCAAGAAGGCGGGCAAGAAGAAGAAGAAGGTCACGAAGTTCGCCCGGAGGCCGACCCTCGACCGGGCGGAGAAGAAGCGTATGCCGAAGGTCCGCCCGGTGATGAAGTCGTCGCTGGAGTCGTCTGAACCGTTCGAGATCACCTTCCCGAAGCTGACCAAGGGCGCCCGGCTGCTCAAAGGCTTGTTCTGGATCAACTACAAGACCAGGGCCAAGCAGGTGCCCATGGTCCGGAAGTGCGAGGAGTGCGGGGAATTCCACCCCGGGCTGCTCACGACGAACAAGGATGGCACGGAGCACTGGACCTGCTACAACTGCGAGCGGATCGCCGCCAAGGCCGAGCTCGCGGCACGCAAGGCTGAGCGCATCGAGAAAATGCGGCAGGCGTTTGTCGGCAGCATGATCATGCGCAATGAGTACTTCCTGCAGGAGCTTGCCCTGGCAGGCAAGGACCCGGATGGCTACACCGGCCAGGCGTTCTACAAGCTCTCGCACCGGGACCGCCCGCGGGCGCTGGCCTGGGCCGCGCGCAAAGCCGGGCAGGTACCGCCGCCCGAGCCCAAGATCATCGACCCGGAGGACGAGGAAGGGCGGGCCCGCCAGGAGCTCGCCCGGCGCGAGCTCTCCCGGCGGCATCTGCTGCCGTTCATCGAGCTCTTCGAGCGCGACTACAAGGCCGGCTGGGTCCACAAGGACATCTGCCTGCGCCTCGAGCAGTTCTCTGACGACGTCATCGCCGGCCGCTCGCCGCGGCTGATGCTGTTCCTGCCACCCCGGGCTGGCAAGTCGCTGATCGCGTCGCAGTACTTCCCTGCCTGGCACTTCGGCCGGGCGGCCCAGCACGAGATCATCTCGGCGTCGTACGCCCAGTCGCTGCAGATCGACTTCTCGCGCAAGATCCAGGAGCTGCTCCGCACGCCGGAGTACCGCGCCATCTTCCCGCACACCTCGGTGATGAAGGGCAACGAGGCCCTCGAGCGGTGGGGTATCTCCGACAGCAAGGGCGTCCGCACCGGCGGCGGTTTCCTGGCGGCCGGCGTCGGCGGCCCGATCACCGGCCGCGGCGCGCACGTCCTGAACATCGACGACCCGGTCAAGAACCGCGAAGAGGCCGACTCGGCCGTGACGCGGGCCTCGACCAAGAGCTGGTACTCATCCACGGCGTCGACCCGCCTGGCGCCCGGCGGCGGCGTGCTGATCATTCAGTGCATGACCGGCGATACGCCCGTACTGCTGCCGAATGGCGCACAGCGGCGTCTGGACGCGCTTCGCCCCGGGGACATCGTCGCAACCTATCGGGATGGCCGCCTGGGCACGGCGGCGGTCGTCAATTGGGCCAGCAACGGCTATGACCAGTGCTATCGGCTCACCACCGCCTCGGGCGCGAGCGTGCGGGCCAACGCCCGGCACCCGTTCCTGGTGCTTGAGAACGGAGACCTGAAGTGGGTACGGACCAGAGACCTTCGTACGGGCCACACAATCGTGGTCGTAAAGGGCAGTGGGGCAAGTGGCGCGGGGTCGCCTGCGCCGAGCCAGGCTGCGGCAAGCCCGCCAAGTGCCGCGGGCTCTGCCAGTCCCACTACCAGAAGCGCAAGTGGGCTGATGGGCATCGCCCTCCGTCGGCCAATTCGCGCTCTCGTCGGGCGGCTCATCTCAAGCACCGGTATGGCCTCACTGCCGAAGAGTATGCTCAGCGTCTGGTTGAGCAAGGCGGGCGCTGCGCTATCTGCCGTCAGCCGCCAGGTGACAATGTACCTTCGCACTGGGGCGGAAAGCTCTGCGTTGACCACTGCCACGACACCGGCAAAGTCCGCGGACTTCTCTGCGACGACTGCAATGTCACCCTGGGGCGCATCAGATCGTCTCCCGCCACCGCCGAAGCCATGGCTGCATACCTCAGACTTCACGGTCACTGAGCTGGTCTCGATCGAGGATGCCGGCGCCCACGAGGTCTTTGATGTTCAGATCGAGGGCACCGAGAACTTCATCGCGAACGGCCTGGTCTCCCACAACACCAGGTGGCACGACGACGACCTCTCCGGCTGGATCCTGCAGGGCCAGGCCAAGGCCGAGAAGGAGTACGAGGAGACCGGCATCTGGCCCGCCGACGCCGAGCGTTGGCAGGTTGTCTCGTACCCTGCCATCGCGACGGCCGACGAGCCGTACCGGAAGCGGGGCGAGGCCCTGCACCCGGAGCGGTTCCCGATCGGGGAATTGCTCAAGAAGAAGCGCACCATGATCCCGCGCGACTGGGCGGCGCTCTACCAGCAGTCGCCGATCGTCGAGGAGGGCGCCTACTTCGAGAAGACGATGCTCCGGTTCTATCACGGCGGCCATCCGGAGGAGCTCGACATCTACGCGTCGGGCGACCTGGCCATCTCGAAGGAAGACGCGGCCTGCTTCACCGTGCTCATGGTGGCCGGGCTCGACTTCGACCAGAAGATCTACATGCTCGACGAGCGCCGCGGCCAGTGGGGTGCGGACGAGATCGTCGAGCAGATCATCGACATCATCCGGGTCTGGAAACCGCTCCGGTTCGGCATCGAGAAGGGCCAGATCTCGATGGCGATCGGCCCCCACCTCGAGCGCCGGCTCCGGGAGGAGAAGATCAGCTTCGCCGTCGAGGAGATGCCGCCGACCCACCGCGGCAACAAGGAGGCCCGCGCCAGGCCGCTCCAGGGCCGGATGTCGCGCGGCGAGGTGCTGTTCCCATCGGGGGCCCTCTGGACCGACGACCACATCAACGAGCTGTTGCGGTTCCCGACCGGCGTCTACTCCGACCGGGTCGACGCGGACGCCTGGCTGGCCCAGATCCTGGCCGACGTCCAGTACCGGGGCAAGAAGCGGGGCCGCGGGGCCGACAAGAACTGGCGGTCCAAACTGAGTGGGTATACACAGAAGGCCAATTCCGGCCGGACAAGCTCGATGGCGTCCTAACCCATGGCGAAATACGACTACCTCAAGCAGGGAGAGGCCGCCCCGGCCACGCCCGCCTCGTTGGGGGCCGAGAAGGCCGCTGTCGACGCCAACTGGGACGCTTACGCCCGGGCCCGTGACCACGGGCACCTGGAATTCGTCCGCGAAGCCGCCAAGCACGAGCGGTACTACGTCGGCGACCAGTGGGATCCGGCCGACATCTCCAAGCTCGAGTCCGAGGGCCGACCGCACCAGACCGTCAACATGGTGCTCTCGACGGTCAACGCGATCCTCGGGCAGCACATCACCAACCGCCAGGACATCGCCTTCCGCCCCCGCGGCGGCGGGGCCTCCGAAGACGTGGCCACCGCCCTGCAGTCCGTGATCCAGCAGATCCAGGACAACAATACGTCGAAGTGGGTGGAACAACAGGTGTTCATGGATGGCATCATCGAGGACCGCGGGTTCTTCGACATCCGGATCGACTTCAGCGACAACATCTACGGCGAGGTCCGCGAGACCGCGCTGAGCCCCAGGGACGTCCTCCTGCCCCCGACCGGGGCCGAGTACGACCCCGAGACCTGGCCCGAGGTCATCGTCACCCGTTGGCTGACTATCGACGAGATCCAGGAGATGTACGGCAAGGCGAAGGCGGACGACGTCCGCAAGATCGCCCGCCGCGACTCCTTCGGCGTCGACTCGGTCGACTACGACCGGCAGACGTTCGCTGGCGATACGAGCACCTTCGGTACGGTCCCGGTGCCCGATGACAAGGACGAGAGCGACGCGATCCAGAAGGTCCGGATCATCGAGCGGCAGCACCGCAAGCTGCACCGCCGGCGCCACTTCGTCGACCTCATCAACGGCGACACCAGGCCTGTACCGGACGACTGGGAGGAGTACAAGGTCTCCCAGTTCGCCGCGGACTTCGGCCTGACAGTCATCGACAAGGTCGAGCGGCGCGTCCGCTGGACCGTGACGGCCGACCAGGTGCTCCTGTACGACGACTGGAGCCTGTACGACGACTTCACCGTCGTGCCGTTCTTCCCGTATTTCCGCCGCGGCAAGCCGTTTGGCGTCGTCCGGAACCTGCTTTCGCCCCAGGACACGCTCAACAAGGTCACTTCGCAGGAGCTCCACGTCGTCAACACCACGGCGAACTCCGGCTGGATCTTCCAGTCGGGCTCGCTCGTCGACATGGACCGCTCTGACCTCGAGCGCGACGGCGCGAAGACCGGTTTCGTCTTCGAGTACCAGAAAGGCTTTGACCCACCGGTCAAAATCCAGCCCAACCAGGTCCCAACGGGCCTCGCCCAGGTCAGCCAGAAGGCGGAATTCCACTTCCGGACCATTTCTGGCGTGCCCGAGGGCATGATGGGCATCGTCACGCGAGAGACTTCTGGCGACGCGCTCCAGCAGCAGAACGCCAACGGCCTCGCGCAGCTCGAAATCGTCTTTGACAACCTCGCCAAGACGCGCCACATCCGCGCGCGGACGATGTTGGGCCTCATCCAGCGCTTCTACACCGAGGAACGGGTGCTCCACGTTACCAAGTACGACGAACTGGGTGACGAATACACCGAGGAAGTGGCCATCAACCAGCGAAATTCCGCTGGCGAGCTCATCAACGACCTCACTTTGGGCGAGTACGGCGTCGTCATCTCGTCCCAGCAGACCAGTGACGTCGTCCAGGACGCCGTTTTCGAGCAGATGATGGCGATGCGGGACCGCGGGATCCCGATCCCCAGTTACATGGTGGTCAAGAACAGCCGCATGCCGATGCGGGACCGCATCGCGGAGATCGTCAAGTCGCTCGAGGGCCTGGCGGACCCGAGCGAGGAAGAGCTCCAGATGCAGGCCCAGCAGCAGGCCCTGCAGATGCAGGCCGCCGAGGCCAACGTGCGTATGATGATGGCCAAGGCGATGGAGCACGAGGCGCGAGCGATGCTCGCCGCGGCCCAGGCGGGCGCTGCGGAGCAGGCCCCGATGCTCGAAATGCAGAAGATCGGCTCGCAGCTCCGCATGGACATGGAGAAGTTCGCGGCCGATATGGAGAAGTCGCGCACCGAGATGCAGACGCGCCTCCGGATCTCGGCCGAGAAGAACCAGAAGGACATGTTCGTGGCCCAGGTCGGCAGCATGACGAAGCGCGTCGAGGCGGCTGGCAACGAACGGCAGCTCAAGGCTCAGCTCGACTCCCAGGAGCGCCAGACCGAGATGAAGGCGAAAGCCGCGGCCAAGAAAGCCGCCCAGAAACCCAAACCCAAACCCAAAGCCAAGTAAGGAGTGACTATGCCCCCCAAGGACGAGAAGCTGACTGTTCCCACGTTCGAGGACTTCGGCGGCCAGACCGACGAGCTCGACGCCGAGGACTTCAGCAACGCCGACCGCGGCAACGATCTGGCGGACGACAAGCCGGCAGCGGAGCCCGAGAAGGCCGTCGCCAAGGAGCCAGAGCCCGCCGATGAACCCGCGGAGGGCGGCGTCGGCGAGCCGGAGACTGCCGAAGCCGCCGAAGAGCCGGCCGCCGAAGCGGACACGAAGGAGCCCGAGAAGGCCGCCGAGTTCAGCATTCCCAAGAGCCGCTTCGACCAGGTCAACGCGGCCAAGAAGGCGGCCGAGGAGAAGCTCGCGGCGCTCGAGGAGCGCCTGACCCGCGAGGGCAAGGCCGCCGAGGCCGGTAGCCAGCAGGAGTACGACTTCGACGCCGCCGAGGAGCGGTACATGGAGGCCGTGCTCGACGGCAAGGCCACCGAGGCGAAGGCGATCCGGGCCGAGATCCGGGCCGCTGAGCGCGCCTCCTACGAAGCCCTGGCGACCACCAAGGCGACCCAGACGACCCAGGCCGCGCAGACCCAGCGGGAGATTGACCGCATCGTCAGCGCCGCGGAGGAGGCTTTCCCGGCCCTCGACCCGAAGAACGAGGAGGCATTCCGCCCCGACCTGGTTGAGGAGGTCTCGGCCTACTTCGGTACTCGCCTCAACCTGGGCGACTCCGCCCCGGCCGCGATGCAGAAGGCCATCGACGCGATCGCCAAGATCCACGGCCTGGCCGCTCCGCCGGCGGAGGACACCAAGCCGGCGAAGGGCAAGGTCGTGACGATCCCGGCCGGCAAGGACGCCACCAAGGCGAAGGTCGCAGTCGCCAAGAAGGCCCCGCCAACCCTGGCCAACGCAGGCGCCGGCGGCGACGAGGCCGGCGTCAGTGCCGAGATGGATGTCGCGAAGCTGACCGACAAGGAGCTCGACGCGCTGCCGGAGTCGACCCGGCGCCGCCTGCGCGGTGACTTCATCGCGGCGTAACGCACTACCAAGGCCACCTGGCCTTTTTGGGGGCTGTCAAGCAATTGGCAGCCCCTTTTTTGTTCTGTGAGGATCCGCTCATCGCAACTGGCGCCCGGCGATACAGGGAGCCCGGCTCGTCACCGAGAACAGACGGTCCACGCCTTGGTGATCGGGCGGTAAATCGAGCACAGACGGCTGACTCGTTCGTTCGTTTAACCTCAACCCCAAGGAGGGGCGTAGGATGTCCAAGACAAATTTCAACGCGCTGACCACGGAGCAGAAGACCGTATGGTCTCGCGACCTGTGGAAGCAGGCCCGCAACATGAGCTTCCTCTCGAAGTTCACCGGCAAGGGCCCCAACTCGATGATTCAGCGGATCACCGAGCTCACCAAGTCCGAGAAGGGCACCCGTGCCGTTCTCACCCTCGTCGCGGACCTGGAGACTGACGGCGTCGCTGGCGACGATCAGCTCGAGGGCAACGAAGAGGAGATCAAGGCCTACGACCTGGTCGTGCAGATCGACCAGCTCCGCCAGGCCAACCGCCACAAGGGCAAGATGGCCGAGCAGGCTTCGGTCGTCACCTTCCGTGAGCAGTCCCGCGACGTGCTGTCCTACTGGCTGGCCGATCGCATGGACCAGCTCGGCTTCCTCACCCTGTCGGGCATGACGTACGACAAGACGAACCGCGGCGCCGCGCGCGCTGCGAATTCGGGCTTCCTCCAGCTCGATTTCGCTGCGGACGTCTCGGCTCCGACGGCCAACCGCTACGGCCGCTGGGACGCCACTGATGGCCTGCGGATCGGTGCGGCCCACAACCCGTCGAACGCGGACCTCACGACCTCCGACACGCCGACCTGGGCGATGCTCGTCGACCTGAAGGCGTACGCCAAGGAGCGCTACCTCCGCGGCATCAAGGGCGCTGGCGGCGAGGAGATCTACCACGTCTTCATGACGCCGACGGGCATGGCCAAGCTGCGCCAGGACCCGGACTACCTCGCGAACGCCCGGAACGCCGGGGTGCGGGGCTCGAGCAACGAGCTCTTCGCGGGCGCGTCCAGCTCGATCCTGGTCGAGGGCCTCATGATCCACGAGTTCCGCCACGTCTACAACACTGCTGGCGCCCCCAACGGCCAGAAGTGGGGCGGCGGTGCGGTCGACGGTCAGCGGGTGATCTTCGCCGGCGCTCAGGCGCTCGGCATGGTCGATCTCGGTGCGCCGGAGTGGACTGAGAAGGGCTTCGACTACGACAACCAGCAGGCCATCGCGATCGCCAAGATGTTCGGCCTCCTGAAGCCGAAGTTCCGGTCGCAGATCGATGCAGCCGTCGAAGACTTCGGCGTCATCTGCGTCGACACCGCGATCTAAGGGAAGGAGAACAGCATCATGTCCATCCAGCAGAACTTCGAGCGCCAGTACCCGCTGGTCGCCTACGTCGACGTCTCGTACGCCGATCTCGCCGCCGGTGTGAACCCGGCGATCGAGCTCCCCGGCGATGCGATCGTCATCGGCGGTGACATCGTGGTGACCCAGGTGTTCAACTCGACCACCAACCTCCTCGACATCGGCGACGGTGGCTCTGCCAACCGGTACGCCAATGACATCGACCTGAAGGTCGCCGCGCGCACTGCCCTGACCATCACGGGCTTCGTGTACTCGGCGACCGACATGCTCGACTTCACCTACGCCTCGACCGGCGCTGCCGCCGGCCAGGGCTCGTTCCGCGTCACGGTCCATTACATCCGTAAGGGCCGCGGCAACGAGAACCAGGGCTAACTGCTCAGGTTCGAGGCAGCCCCAAGGCCCCGGGACTAATACTCCCGGGGCCTTTTCACTTCTGGAGACGGCACTGTGCCGCTGATGTACTCAGACTCCCCGCTGCGGCTTGCCTGCCGCTCCGGCCTCATCCTCCCGTTCGAGCCTGGCGTCCCGCGGGAGGTGCCAGATGGCGTCATCCCGGAGGCCAAGGCCGCCGGCTGCAAGTTCCTGTCCCACACCGGCGTTGCGGCGCCGCCGAAGGAGGGCCTCGAGCCCGCCCTGCAGATCGCCGTCGACAAGGGCCTGTACGGCGCTGTCCTGCGCGTTGTCGAGTCCGGGAGCAAGGAAGACTTCGTCAAGGCCGGCGTGTTCAACGGCTCCCCGAAGGTCGCCGCGGTCACCAAGTTCCTGCCTGCCGGCACCAAGGTCACCTCGGCCGAGGTCTTCAACGTGTGGACCAAGGTCATGCTCGACCAGGGCCGCCTGACGTTCCCGGACGGCGAGTTCTTCGACGGCACGCTCTCGACGCCGGCCATCGACGGCGTCCCGCTCTCGATCGACATCCACCAGCGCGCGGCCAAGCGGCGCCGGGCCGCCAAGGAGGCCGCTGAGTGACCGCGATCGCGACACTGCTTACGGAGATCCGTGACGGCCTGAACGACGTCGAGGTCCCCTACCGGTGGTCGGACGCCGAGCTTGTCCGGTACATCAACGCCGGCGTGCGCCAGATCATCGTGCTGCAGCCGGAGGCCAACATCGTCGAGCGGCGCCTCTCCCTGGCGCTGTCCGCCCGCCAGACGCTCCCCGCGGCCGGTGTCAAGTTCGTGCGTGTCAGCGCCAACTCGCCGGCTCCAGATACCCGCGGCGCCCAGATCCGGTACGTCGAGCGGGACGCCCTCGACACTTTCGAGCCGGCCTGGGAGACCATCTCCGCCACCGGCGGGCAGCTCGTCCACTACCTGCACGACCCTCGCGAGCCCGGCGTCTTCTACGTCTACCCGGTGCCGACGCAAGGCATGCACGCGTACGTGGTGTTCTCCGAGATCCCTGCCGCAGCCGCTGCCAACGGCGATAGCCCGCTGAGCGCGGTCTTCGACAACGGCCTCATCGAGTACGCCGTCTACCGGGCCCTCACGAAGGACAGTCGCTACGGCGTGTCTGGCGAGCGCGCGACCCAGCTCTACAACAAGTTCCTGCTCGCGATCAACGAGAAGCCGGTCGTCGAGTACCGCGTTGGCCCGCAGGCCAACAAGCCGCCTGGAGGTTCGTGATGGCTGACCGTGCGATCAGTACTGAGTTCTGGAAGATCCGCAGCGAAGCCCCTGGCATCGCCGAGCCGCTGCTGCACGCTCGCTACGTCGAGACGCTCAAGGACTTCTTCCACCGGACCCGCGCCTGGCGCTGGGACACCGGCATCCTGCCGATCTCGGCCAACCAGACCTGGCCGACCACTAGCAACGTGACGCCGGCGCACACCTACATCGTCGAGCCGGTGGCCGTGACATGGGTACCGACGGGGCTCAACATCCCGTTCAAGGCGCGTGACCAGCTCGATCGCCAGGTCAGTAACTGGCAGGACGAGACGGCCGGTGGCCCGACCTGGTGGACCAAGCTCAACCTGGGCGAGTACGCGCTCGTCCCGCGCCCCGTCACGGCCTACACGAACGCCATCCGTTTGCGCCTCGCGATCAGCGTCCAGCCGTCCGTCCAGGCGATCCCGGAGGAGCTCCTGAACGAGTTCTCCGAGGAGATCACTGCCGGCGTGCTGATGAACGTCCTCAAGATGCCGGGCAAGGACTGGAGCGATCCGCAGATGGCTGGCGTCTACTCGTCGTCCTACGAGCAGGGCATCAAAGCCGCCAAGTCCCGGGCTGACGCCGACTACGGTCGGCCTACGCGAGTCGTCGCGTATGGCGGGATTTAAGCTCGAGGGTTTCCGGGGGCTCCGACCCCGCGTCGCGCCCCGCCTGCTCGGCCAGGGCGAGGCCACCGTCTCGTCCAACGTCCGCCTTGGCTCCGGGGCCCTGGACGTCTGGCGCGGCGGCCAGAGCGTCGCCAACACGGTCCTGACGAACCCGGCGTCGCTCTACCGCTACGAGAACGACGGGGCTCCGTTGTGGCTGGAGTGGCCCACCGACGTCGACGTAGCCCGCAGCCCGGTCGAAGAGGACGAGCTCGACCGCATCTACTTCACCGGTGCCCCCGACGATCCGGGCAACCTGGCCGGCCTCGCCCGCCCGAAGATGACCTGGAAGACGTTCGCCGCCAGCGGCGGCTCGCCGACGAACCCGAAGAGCTGGCGCTACATGGGCGTGCCTGCCCCCGCGAGCTCCCCGGTCGCTACCCCTGGCGCGCTGCAGACGCCGGTGCTCTACGGCGGCCTCTTCCGCACGAAGAAGCTGCTGATGTCCCTGAGCTACAACATCGGCACCTGGCCCGGCAACGCCGCGGTTTCCGACTGGCTCGAGATCAACACGGTCGCCGCGACGACCGAGTACGCCTTCGATGGTTTCGCCCCGATCATCTCGTCGGGCGTCGCTCCGCTGACCGAGCTCGAGGTAACCGGGATCGTCGACGCCAACTACGTCACGGTCCGTAACAAGGCCAACATCGGCTACATCGCGATCACCACTGCCCCCAATGCGGTCTGGGCGCGGCAGCCGGAAACGGGCAAGACCCACCAGATCGGCGGCGGGGCGCGCTTTTTCATCCCCGATGGCGCCGAGCTCGCGGTCCCTGGCCACAACCTGAAGGTCGGCAACATCCTCAAGGTGACGAGCGAGATCTCGCCCGGTCGGCTCTTCTTCAACGACAACGACCGCGTCTACGACGCCGAGGCGTGGGGCGCCCCCGACGGCTACGTCTCCGGCGGCAGCTTCCTCTACACGCACAACCAGCGCGCCGTCTGGCGCGACGACACCGGCACGGCCTTCTTCAACTGCACCGGCGCCTGGTGGTTCGAGGTCCGGCGGGGTAACGCCGACATCGACCTGGTCGAGTCGCGCGCGTACGTTTACACCTACGTGACGAGCCTGAACGAAGAGGGCCCGCCGTCGGCGCCCAGCACGATCCTCGAGGTCTACGACGGCGACACGGTGTCGCTGTCTGGCCTCGTGAATGCAGCGTCGCCGTACACCAGCTACATCACGAAGTACCGGATCTACCGGACGTCTACCGGCATCGAGAGCACTGACTATCTCTTCGTCAAGGAGATCGACGCCGGGACCGCCACGACGACGGAGGCCGTCACCAATACGCTGCTCGGCGCGGTTCTGTCCACGACCGAGTGGGACCCGCCGCCGGACGCCCTCCGCGGCATCGTCGCCCTGCCCAACGGCTCGCTCGCGGGCTTCATCGGCAATCAGGTCTGGTTCAGCGAGCCGTACTACCCGCACGCCTGGCCGTACAAGAAGCAGATCGACGCCAACATCATCGGCCTCGCGGTCTTCTCGACGAGCTTGCTCGTGCTGACCGACCGCACGCCGTACGTCCTGACCGGCGCCCACCCGCGCCAGATGGCCCCGCGCCAGGTCGACTTCGAGCAGCCGTGCCTCTCGAAGCGCGGCGTCGTCGTGGTCCGCGACACCGTGATCTACCCATCCCCGGATGGCCTGGCCGCGATCGGCTCCGGCGGCGCTGAGCTCGTCACCGAGCCCTACATGACCAAGCGCGAGTGGGCGGCCTACCAGCCCTCGCAGCTCCGTGCCGCAGTGCTCGACCAGGCCTACTACGGCGTCGGCCCGACGAAGGCGTTCATCTTCGACCCCGGCAATCCCACGGTCGGCCTCTCGGACCTCACGCTGGTGGCCAGCACGATCCTCTACGAGCCACTGCAGGACGCCCTCTTCTACGTGAGCGGCACGACGATCCGCAAGTGGGACGCAGTCACTGAGTCACCGCTCACGTACACCTGGCGTTCGCAGGTACTGCGCTGCGAGCCACTGAACATGGCGTGCGGGCGTGTCGTGGCCGACTCCTACCCGGTGACGTTCTCGCTGTACAAGCACGGCGAGCTCGTCGCGACCCGGACGGTCAACAACGACGACATCTTCCGCCTCCCCTCTGGTTACCTGGCCACTGAGTACCAGGTCGCTGTGACCGCAGCCACGCCGGTCCACCTCATCCATATCAGTGACTCAGTGGCTGAGTTGATGCTCGACTGATGCGCGCTGCCTCGTCACTCGAGATCCCCAGTGGCGTAACGGGCGAGCTCCGGGCCTTCCTGGAGGCCGTCCGTGAGGCCATCGAGATCGCCGACGGCTTCCGCGGCGCGTCCAAGGACCGCTACGTCACCCTGGGCGAGCTCGAGGCCGCCGGCCTCGTCAAGGCCGTGCAGCGGTCCGGTCGGGCGGAGATCGCCTCCGCGATCACGGGCACGATGACCAAGCTCGTCAAGGTCGGCGTCACGCCGGCCGCCGGCGGCGGGAACACCGTCATCATCGAGGGCGGCGGAGATTTCGGCACCATCACTTTCGACAGCTTCGCGAGCGGCATCGAGCCGATCGGCGTCGTTGACGGCCTCCCCAGCGCGGTCGGCTACACCGGCCCGAAGGTTGTCTTCAACACGGCCGACGGCAAGCTCTGGCGGCTGGTCGAGGGCATCTGGACCAAGGTGATCGACCCTGCTGACATCGGCGGCCCGATCGATCCGGCGCTCATCGCCGACGGCACCATCGCTGGCACCAAGCTCGCCAGCGGCCTCGAGGCTGTCGGTATCGTCGACGACCTCCCTGACCCGGTCGGCTATACCGGCCCCAGGGTGGTATTCCGCACGTCCAACGGCAAGCTCTACCGCCTGGTCTCTGGCGAATGGACGGCTGCGGTTCCTGCCGTCGACGTCGTCGGCGAGATCGACGAGGACCAGATCGCCGACGGCTCGATCTCCGGTACCAAGTTCGCCGCTGGCATCGAGCCGGTCGCGGTCGTCAACGCCCTGCCGTCGCCGACCGGCTACACCGGCCCGAAGGTTGTGTTCCTTACCACCAACGGCAAGATCTACCGCCTGGTAGACGACGAGTGGGAGTACAAGCTCCCTGCCGCGGACCTGGCCGGGCAGATTGCCGCCGGGCAGATTGCCCCCTCCTCCATCGGACTCACGGAGCTCGCCGCCGGCATCACGCCGGTCGAGGTTGTCGGGACGCTGCCGACCACGGGCTTGACCGACGGGCGCGTCGTACTGCTGACGTCCGACAACATCCTCTACCGCTACTCGACCGCCGAGGCGGACTGGCTGCCGGCGGAGACGTACATCCCCGACGGTACGATCGGGCCTGGCCAGCTCGCGGCCAACGCGGTCATTGCCGGCAAGATCGCCGCCGGCGCCGTGCGCGCGGGCGAGATCGCCGCGAACGCCGTGACGGCGACGACCATCGCCGCGGGCGAAGTCATCGCTGGCAAGCTCGGGGTCGATGCGGTCGAGGCCAACAACATCGCGGCTAACGCGGTCATCGTCGGCAAGGTTGCCGCCGGCGCCATCGGCGTTGACCAGCTCCAGGCGAACTCGGTCACGGCCGTCAAGATCGGGGCCCAGGAGGTCATCGCCGGCAAGCTCGCGGCCAATTCGGTCCAGGCCGGTAACGTCGCCGCTAACGCGATCCAGGCCGGCAACATCGCCGCCAACGCCGTGCAGGCCGGCAACATCGCGGCTGACGCGGTCACGGCCGGAACCATCGAAGCCGCGGCCATCACCGCTCGCGAGCTGGATGTGGGCGCCGTCACCTCGGAGAAGATCGCCGCGGGCGAGGTCAAGGCCGACAACATCGCGGCCAACGCGATCACGTCCGGCAAGATCCTGGCCGGCGAGGTCAAAGCCGTCAACATCGCCGCTGACGCGGTCGAGTTCGGCAAGATCGCCGCCGGCGCTGTACGCGCGGCCCAGCTTTTCTCCGAGGCTGTCGAGTCCGAGAAGATCAAGGCCAACGCCGTCCAGGCAGTCCACATCGAGGCAGGCGCGGTCACGGCCGACAAGCTGGAGTCGGAGCTCGTCATCGGCGGCATAATCAAGACCCAGGGCGACGTCCGGGTCGAGCTCGAGGGCGACGCGACGTTCCCGATCTGGATTGGGTCCGGGGTCAAAGGCTCGGAGAGCGGGTCCCCCGGCGCCCAGGCCAAGTTCTGGTACGACATTGCCCTCGGCAAGCTCTACATGACCGGGACGCTCCAGACGCCGGAGATCGTCGGCGCCGAGACCTTGTTCCGGCCCAAGACAACGGCCGGGCTCGACTTCGACCTGGCCATCACCCGCTTGTTTGAGTGGGACAACAACTATGCGCTCACGGCCGCGCAATGGGTGGCGCTAGGCCCCGAGATCGACTGGGTGGCCCCCTGGCACGGTACGAACGCCGATGCTTTCAAGCGGGTGCAGCACCCGACCGAGGGCATCCTCCTCAGCGCGAAGGTCGACGCCCGGAACGTCGGCGGGTCGTCGCAGCGCACTATCCAGTTCCGCTTTACGTGCCAGTTCGACGGCGCGGGCGAGTGGTCTCCGGTGGGCAGCAAGCGCTATGGCCTCCCGATCTTCGACCCCCTGGTCCAGGACATCACCTCCAAGACCTTCAACCCGATTGTCTACCAGACCCTCGACGTGTCCGTCATTCGGCGAACCAGCCTGCTAGAGAGGGACAGCTACCTCGGGGCCAGGAACACTGTCAGGTATCGCCTGGAGGGCCGGGTCGACCCCAACAGCGGCCTACAGACTGGCGTTACGACCTACGGCGGGACCATCGTGGCCCAGTGCACGAATTTCGGCTCCCGCCTGACCGGCGTCAACCAGTAACAGGGCAGCCCCAGCGCCCAGGCAGTAGGTTGCGGACCTATGGCATCCAAACCGCTCCCGTCAATGACATTGGAGATCCCCAAGAACCGGGGGGGCGTTTTCACGCCCGAGCCGCTCCCGTCAATGACATTGGAGATGCCCAAGAACCGGGGGGGCGTTTTCACCCGCATGGTCGGTGGGGTGCTCGGCACGCGTACGAATCCAAACCCGGAGCGCCTCACCGAGAAGGAATGGAATAACGCGGGCAACCCGTACTTCCTCCTCGAGGGCGACCTTCGGGCCGCGGCCGACCAGATCTACCGCAGCGGGTCGATGGCCCGCGACGCCCGCTCGGAGCACCTCCGGCGGATGCTCTACGGCAACGACGCCGAGACCCAGGCGGCCGTCAACGCCGGGCAGACCGAGGCCAAGATCGCTGGCCTCCGCCCCGCCGGCACCGGCAACAACGCCGTGCGCCCCGAAGACGAGCTCGCCGGCGGCATGAGCCGCGTCAAGGCCCTCTCCCGGATCGCCATGGCCACGAGCGACGCCGGCAAGATGAACCTGCTCCAGGCGCGCATGCAGGCGGCCCAGGCCGGCCGTGGCATGCAGGCTACGGGACTGCGTAGCGTCGCCAAGTTCAACGAGATGCTGTCCGGCTACCAGGGCGGCATGGACGCGGTCAACCAGTTCCGCGACGTCAACAAGGCCAACTTCATCGGCGGCCTGGCCGGCATAGGCCTGGGTGGCGCCGCTAACCTGTGGATGAACCGCACACCGACGCCGACCGCGCCGGGCGCGATTGCCAGCGCTGGCTCGTCGACGATCGGCCCGTCGGCTGGCAGCATCGTCGCCAATACCAAGATTGGGCCGTAATCATGCTCGCTGGACTTGCAGGAATCGTCGGGCGGACCCTTCAGCGCGGGCAGGGGGCGGCGTTCGACGCGGCCGCAAACGGCACTCGCCGCACTGTGCAGCCGCTCCCGGTCGAGCGAACCGGGCGGTACGGACTTCGGAATCTGTCGACTTACGCGGAAGGGGGTGATCCGGCAGCCTACGGCCGTTGGGATTCGGGCGACGACATCCGCCGTGCCTTCGACGACAAGGGCAATCCCCTGGCCGGCGCCACCCTCCGGAACTTCTCCCTGGACAACATCCAGCGGTTCAACCGTGACGGGTACGGCGAAATCGAGCGGCTGGCCCTCGATGAGGGCCGGCCGCTCACTCTGGATGCGCTCATCCAGAAGGCCCGCATCCGCGACGCCGACGCGGCCGGGCTGACCAAGACCCAGATGGCCGACACGCTGCGCGGCATGTCCGGCCGCAGCGGTACGGTCGAGGACCCGAGCGCGGGCCTCCGCCGTATCGCCGCGCTGGGCCAGACCGCCGCCCAGGTCGGCGCCCGCAACACCGGCATCCGCGGCGCGCTCGAGCGCAACCGCACTGCCCAGGCGGCGGGGCTCAGCTACGCCGACCAGTTCGACCAGATCGCCTACGACCAGCTCGGCTCGCAGGTCAACTCGATCATCAGCCGCGATCTCCGCGACAAGCAGAAGGACGCCGCCAACAGCGCCGGCAAGCAGGGTGCGATCGGGACTGGCGTCGGCGCTGCCATCAGCATCGGGTCGGCGATCGCTGCCAGCAGCCGCGCCATCAAGGATACAATCGGCCCGATTGAGCCGGGAGTGCTCGACAAGATCGCGAGTCTTGACGTCGATCGCTGGCAGTACAAGGGCGATGACGCTGTGCATGTCGGCCCGTACGCGGAAGACTTCAACGAGACGTTCGAGCTTAGTGGCGAGGGCGTCATCCACTATGTCGACGCGCTCGGTGTTCTGTTTGCGGCGGTCAAGGAGCTGACGGCCGAAGTGAAGAGGTTGCAGGATGAGCGGGATCAGCGGCCTTCGGGCTAACGCATTCTCAAGCGGGCTCCTGGCCGGCTACGGGTTCGTCGACACGCTGTTCCAGCGTCGACGGCAGATCGACTTGCAGGAGCGCGAGACGGCGCGCATCGGCCGTCTCGACGCCGAGAACAACCGGCGCTACGAGATCGACCAGGCTCGCCAGCGGGAGATCGACGAGCTCAATCGCGAGGAGATTAACGAGCGCCGGAACATCCGCAGCCAAGGTCTGGCGGACATCTACCAGGACCGCTACGCGTTCGGCAAGCTCGCCGACACCGGCTTCAAGCTCGACGCCCTTGCGCCGACGGACCGCGAGTTCTTCATGCAGCGCGCGGCGACCAACCCGACGCTCGCGAACTTCCTCAACCAGGACATCGCCGAGCGTCAGCGCGTCGCGGCCGAAGGGCGGGCCCGCGTCGCCGCGGCAGCGGAGCGGCAGCGGATGCTCGACGGCTTCGAGCAGGCGCGCCGTGTCCTGAGCGGGGAGGCGGACGCCGCTGCCGCTGGCCCGGCCGCGCTGCCCCAGGCGCCGAGGCCGCCGACGAAGACAGAGCTGGTCATGTCGCCCGCGAACGGCGCTGACTACGACGCACTGCCTGGCCCTAACCCCGACCTTATGGAGCCGCCGGCCCCGCTCGGCTACGCCGGCCCAGAGGCGGTCCCTGACCGACCGGCGCTTTCGTCGGTCCTCGCCGGCCTCTCCTCCAACCCCAGCGCCCCTGCTGTCGGCGTACCGCTCTACGCTGACACCCGCGGGCGGGATGGGATGCGGCGCGACGCGGTCACGCAGGAACAGTTCTGGCCTGGCGTCGCGCGCAATGACAAGGGCTTCGAGAAGTATCGGGCTGACTTCGAGGCCAACCCATACAAGATGGTACGGAATTACGGAGCCGTCCGCGCCTCACTGAGTGACGACGCCCGGAAGGTCTCGGACCCGTTCGTAGCGAAGTACGCCCGGCAGACCGCAGAGGCCGCTGCGACCAAGCTGCGCGGCCTTGACCCGAAGGACCCCGAGTTCAGGACGGCGCGTCGCGAGCTCGACGTGTCGACTGCGGTCCTCGCGAACGCAGCCAAGACCCCGATCACCGAGCTCACGGAGATCCGTGCGCTCGCCGTCGCGCCGGGCACCTTCGACGCGCGCAGCCCGAGGTTCCTCGAGACCGTCGCCCAGGTCGCTATGTCCCAGGACTCGCCGTATCCGTACGCCGAGCCGGGCGCCGTGCGCAGCGCGGTGACGACGGTCTCGCGGCTGCCCGTAGACGCCGAGACCTTCAACAATCGGCAGATGCAGGCCCTCGGCATCGCCATGGCCAACGGCGTCCCCGCGGCGGCCATCACGGCGCTCGCGAAGCAGTACGCGCCCCCGGACCCCGAGAAGGGCGTCGAGCTCTCCACAAGCGACGGCATGATGGGCGTGCGCTACGGCACCACTTGGGCGCCGATCCGTAACCTCGTGACGGGGCGGCCGCTGATCGACGAAGGCAAGCGCCGCAAGATCATGGAGGAGTGGCCAAAAGAGCGCCTCGACATGGTCGACCAGATCGTCGCAGCGAATCCAATCAACGGCGACATCACCAATGATCGGACTGATGTCCTCGCGACCCTGCGGAACAACGCCGACATGATCCAGGCTGCCTATGGCATCGACCTGAGCGATCTCAGTACCGCCGACCCGACCAAGTTGGCCACCGTAGTCACTAACGCAGCACGCTGGCTTAAGTACAAGCGCGTCGAGGATAACCGGTTCTTCTGGAGGCGCTGGACTGGTGGCGAGATCGGTTCGACCGGCGATACCAACCTGGTCAACTACAATTCCGGCGATGGCGCTACCGCACGAATCGAAGTCCCGCGGACTCAGCAGAGCCCCGAGATGGTGCGCGAGCTCCGGCAGCAGATCATGCGTGGCGAGGTACAGGCCACGCCGGAGATGTACCGGGTAGCCATGCTGGGCGAGAAGGCTCTTGCCGACGAACTGGAGCGCCAGACTCAGACGACCGCCAACCGCGCGATGGTACTGCCTCCGTAACCTATGGCTACTGATCCGTTCGACGTACGCTCGGTCCCTTCGGCCGACCTTGGCCTCGCCAGCAGCGTCCGCAGCGCCCCCAGCGGGTGGCTTGACCGCGCGCAGCCGTCGGGCGTCGGCGGCGAGTTTGTCAGCGGTGCAAGCCGCGGCGTAGACCAGGTCCAGGACCTCGGGTATGGTCTACTTGGCCTGGTCGGCGACCTGACCGGCAACACCGCGGCGCGCGCTACCGCTATGCGCGGGCGGGAGCAGCAGTCGGAGGACATGGCCAGGAACCCCGCTGCGGTCAGTGGCCTCGACGACATCAACAGCGTTGGCGACTTCTTCAAGTGGAGCGCCAGCACGCTCGGCGAGACGACGCCGTACATCATCGGTCTCGGCGCCCAGGCCGGCGTCGGTGCGGCCATCACCCGCCGCGTCTTCGAGCAGGGTCTCCGCCGCTCGGTGTTCGCCGAGGCGGAAGCTGCCACCAAGGCGTTCTGGCCGGCTGCCTCCGAGGACGCAGTCCAGGCGACCGTGCGCAAGATGATGGCCGACCCGCTCGTCCAGCGGCAGATGGCCCAGGCCGTCCAGCGCCGGACGGGGCGCGACCTCTTCGCGTCGTCATCGGCACTCGGTACCGGCGAGGCCCAGGGCGAGCTCATGGACGCCGGCGTCAGCGCCCCGGGCACGGCCCTCGCGGCCGGCCTCACGATGGGCGCGCTCGACACCGTGCCGGGCATGATGTTCATCAGCAAGTTCTTCCCGGGCGTCGAGCCGAAGCTCGCGCGCAGCTTCATCCAGGAAGCCGCCCTGGCGGCCGGCAAGGGCATTCCCGCCGAGGGTATCACCGAGGGCCTGCAGGAGACCACGCTGCTCGCCGCGCGGGCGTTTGCAGACCCGTCGTTCGACATCGGTGACCCTGCCAACAAGGACCGGATCCTCGAGGCCGCGGCGGCCGGCGCACTGGTCGGTGCCGTCATGGGCGGCGGTAGCACCGTCCTGGCCGACGGCCCGCGGGCACTGAGCCAGGCTGCCGGCGGCCGGGCGACGCAGGCCTGGGCCGCGGCCAAGGAGCGCAAGGCGAAGTTCATGGACCGCCTCCGCGAGATGTCCATTCAGCCGATGTCGCAGACCGCGACGGCGGTTGGCAGCGCAGTCGGCGGCGCCGCAGCGCCGACGGCAGGCCCAGCCGATCCGTTCGCGACGCCGCCGAGCGCTGCGGACGCGCTCCGCACGGACCTCGGTAACTACTTCTCTGGCGCGATTGACGCCGACATCAAGGGGCCGATCGACGAAGCCGAACGCATTGCCCGCGAGGCGGACAAGCTCTTTGGCGGCATCCTCCCAGAGGAAGACATCAAGGCCATCCTCACGTCTGTCGGGACCATGTCCGAGATGCTCGGACAGGAGCTCGCTACCCCTGGCCTCGAGTTCGCAGCTATCCTTCGCAAGGAGCTCGACGCGGCGCTCGAAGAGGTAGCGGCGCTCCCTGCTGACCAGCAGCAGGCTCGCCTCGACGAGATCAACAAGACCTTCCGCGCGCGTGTGGACCAGTTCCGCCAGGAGACTGTGTCGCCGCTCGTCAAGAAGTACTCCGACCAGCTCGCCAAGTACCTCGACACCGCGCCACTGAGTGACCCGACCGTAAAGGACATGGGGCCGGACGATTTCGAGGACGACCAGGACTACGAGCGCCAGCAGGACTCCACGCTGGATGCCGAGTCACGGATGGCACGCAACGACTTCGAGAGCGGGAAGCTCCTGAACGAGGTCGAGGCCCGCGAGCAGCTCACGCGCCAGCGCTTCGGCATGTCGCCGGTGGATGTGCTCAAAACCGCCGGGCGCCGCGTCAAGAACAGGACCGAGCAGGCGAAGGAACGGATCGAGGGCGAGAAGCGGACGATCGTTGACAAGTTCAGCCGGGACGGCAAGACGAGCCAGGCCATTCCGTTCAACACGCGCCTGCAGGCGGAGAAGGCGCTCGCCGACCTCCGTGAGATCTTCTTCGACCTCGACGAGTCGGCATTCGACATCCAGGAGGAAGGCGGCAAGTTCTACGTCGCCATCCTCGATGCGATGCAGAACGAGGCCACGTCCGCCCGGCTCAAGCTCTACGAAGGGTTCGAGTCTGCCCGGCTTAGCGCGCGCGACTTCGACAACCCCGCCGAGATCATCCGCGTTCGCTGGCCCGGTCGCGAGAAGGCCTCTCGCCTGGACGCCAAGCAGTTCGCCGAGGCTGGCGCACGGATCTATGAGGCCGAAGGCGGCGTCTTCCAGACCGAGGATCCGACTGAGCGCGCGGTCATCGGTTTCGAGACCGCGGTCGCCCGCATGCTCGAGACTGGCTCGGCCTCTGCCCCGGCGATCCGCGGCTCCGGCAAGGACGGCGCGCTTACGGCTGCGGACCTCGATGCCGTCGTCATTCGCGTCGACCGCAACAAGAAGCCATACACCTACGGCGAGCTCCGCAAGGAGACGATGGAGGCGCGCAACAGGTCGCGCGACGGCCAGCCGCTCGGCTTCGATGAGGAGCAGTCGGAAGAGGACAAGGCGTCCGACTTCCGCGGCGAGCCTGGGTCTGGCGGCGTTCTTGGTACGCGTTCTGACGCTCCGAAGAAGGGCCAGGGGCTCAAGGCCCAGAACGAGTTCTACGGCAAGCTGTACGAGAAGCAGAAGCGCGCCGCCAAGAAGGAGATCGGCGAGCGCGACACCACGCCGGTCTTCGACCGTGGCGCGGACCCGTTCTTCACGCCTTCGGCCCCGCAGGCGGTTGAGTCGCGCAACCTCCCTGGCAGGGCGCTGGACGAGAACGGAATCCCTGAGCGCGAAGACGTCGCATTCGTCCAGCCGGACTGGACGTCGCCGGCACAGGCCAACTTCGAGGCCGCCCAGCCGCTCCAGCCAGACCGGTTCCTCGACAACGTCCGGAAACCCAAGCTGAATGCGCGCACGCTCGACGGCCAGCAGGCCATCGACATGCCGGGTAGCGAGTTCGCCGGCGGCAAGAACACCGAGGCGGACCGCAACCGGGAGAGCACCGAGGCGCCGAGCCAGCGGCAGCCCGGCGTACGCCGCGGGCAGCGCGACCAGGTCGCGTACGTCCGCCTCGACAGCGTGTCCGAGCAGACGCAGAAGGACGTCATCGAACTGGTCGAGGTGTTCCGCGAGACCCTCTGCCTCAAGGACCGCGT